ACCTGCTGCTTCATAGAAAGCAACTGTGAATTGTAAGATGTTACCACCAACTGCAACGTCTGTGATAATACCTTTGTTTTCACCTGAACCATTGTTTTGATTTACAACAATAGTCTGTCCAACTCTAAGAGCCGGAGCACCTGCTGCATCAAAAGGGTTGCTACCTGTGATTACTGTACCTAGAGGATTTGCTCCTATAGCTGAATCATTAATTTGGAACGTTGCATTTAAAGCACCTGCTGCTGCTGCTGTTCCTACGTCTGTATACTTAATATGTAACCTTCCTTGTTCTGCCCATTTGATAAGGTCAGAGTTAGAAGGCATCTCAGCTCCTACCATTCTTAGGAATGAGCTAAGTGTACGATTACCATATCTTTCGAATTCTTTCTCATATGTATCAGGAAGATACTGATTTAAGAAATCAAAGTTGGTAATGTAATTTGACTCCAATGGAACTTTCTGAGCACTAGGCTGTAATGAAAATCCCGGAGTTGCTGCTAAACTACCTGCCATTTTTTCTAGTTTTTAAATTGATAATTATTTTTTATTACTTCTAATTTTGAGTCCTCTCCCCTCGCTTGGGTTGATTGCTCTAATTGTCATACCATCTTTTTTAGCTACTTGCGGTGCATTCCTTGTCGACATATTAACATTCTTAATTTTTTTTGTTACATCTGTCGTTGCGTCAGATTGACCTTGTTCATAAAAGAACCTAGCAAACCTTTCAGGATTTTGAGCAATAGCTAATGCTCTATGGTATCCTTGTGCGTCAGATACTAAACCTGTCTCTTCATCAAGAAACTTATTTATAAAGTTTGTTGAATCTGAATTCATACGTTTAATCTCAGACACATTCTTAGAAGGTAAAAAAGTAATCACTTTGTCTTCACCAACTTTGAAGTCAAAACCTTTGAACTCCGGGTGTCTTGAGATATAGATGCCGAACTTGACTCAAGTGGCTCTTTGTACATCTCCTTCTGCTTCTCAAAAAACTTTTTGGCTTTACCAATCTCTTTTTTAAAAGCTACTTTCTTTTTCTTTATTACACTTTCTTCATCAACCTCCTCATCATAACTAAAGTCATCCATCATATAATCTATGTCTTCAGAATCTAATGCATCTTCAGTTGCTGAGTAATATTCTCTTAGAAGTTGCTTTTCATCCATAGCATTAAAGTCTCTATTCAATTTTGAATAGTCTTCAAAACTACGTCCTGTTTTTTTTCTATACTCCAAATATGCGGCAACGTCTTCAGGTAAATCTTCGTTTGATTCTTTTTGGGCAAACAAATCTCCTACTGACGACACCTCTTTGTTGTATCTATTCTTAATAAATGAAAGAACGTCTTCCTCTTTTAACTCTGAGGATTGAGTTGTATTTTCTTTAGTAGTTGTTTCAGCCGGAGCTTCCACACTTTCTGTTTGTTGTGGTGTTGTTTCTTCAACAACCTCACTAACTTGAGGTTCTTCTGCTACTTCATTTTTAGCCGCAGCTTTTTCTAGAACTTCTTCTTCTCTTTGAGCCATAGATTTTTCATCCACAGACCCAAGGTCTTTTACTTTAATTTCCATTTGATTTAATTTTATACAAAGTTAATAAATATATTTCGTTCAAATTATTCACTATCTTGGTTCAAATTCAGCTAGGTCAAACCCATCTAAACTATCCTCATTTGATTCGAAATTTTTTGGTGGAAGATTATTCTTCCTTTGATTTATAAGCTGAGACTGTTCGGTGTTTTGCTGAGAGATTCTTTTTGCTTTTGCTTCCTCTCTTGCTCCTTCACGAAACGCTAAAGCATTTTCTGAAACATTTCTAAGTTGTTGATTGTACGCAAATTCCTCTGCCATCAACTTACTCTTAAGCTGTGCTTCGTTTTGCATTTTTTCTATTTCAAAAGCAATCTCGGCTTGTTTCAATTGAAGCTTAGTATCTAGCTCTAATTTAGATTTTCTCAAGTCTGCTTCAGACTTAGCTTGTACAAGTTGCATTTGTTGTTGTGCAGCCATTTGTTGTTTCTGCATCTCCATTTTCTCTTGTCTGTCTTGCTTTTGTTTTCTTTTTAATTTCAACAATTGATTGGCAAGTTTAATATTTTTCAACTCCCTGATATCTATAGCATCCTCCAAGTTAATATCTTGTTTAGACAAAGCCATTTGAATATTTTGTTCAAGCTGTGCTTTTTGTTCCTCATCCGGTGCAACCTCAATAAATATTCCGAAGTCGTATATATATAAATCAGATATATCGTTAAGAATACTTACATTGTATTTACCAATTTTATTTGTGAAGTCATCTTTAAAATCTGAGTACTCTAATATGTCTGCGATTCTATATGTTAACGCTTCTGATAAAGTTCTGTAAATATACAATGCACCATCAAGTATGTGTCTTGTGGCTACATTTGAATTTAATGCTGCAAGTTTTTGTAAACCAACTAAAGAATTAGGGTCAGGTGTAGAAGCGTCTCTTGCTTCATTTAATCCTGTCACCTGTCTTATCATGTTTAAGTAATGATTATAGTTGGATATTAATGTTTGAGTTTTACTTGCTCCTGAGTTTGTGGTTAATTCCTTGATAGGAACTTTACCTTGGTTGTAATCTCCTTCTTGAGTATAACTTCTACCAATAACAGAACCTGTTTGGAAATATAACCTTAAAGCATCTTCAGGATTATAAGCACCACCTGTTCCAAGGTCAACTTCATTTAATCCATCAGCATCAATATATACACCATCCGGTACGGTTCTAGCTATTACTTGTTGCAACTTTAAATGAGTTACTTGAATTAAGTCGGCAAAAGGAATCATTCTTCTAACTAAAGATTCAATAACACCTTTATACATTCTTGGTGCGACAGCCACATAGTTAGGTAAAGCATGTTGACTAGATGATTTTGGACGAACCATGTTGTGAGCTAACTCCCATTTTAATAAAATGTTTGTTCCCATTACCATGATTCCATCATACCATACATCAATAGTCTTTTCAATTTTTTCAAATTGACCTTCCTCCATAACTTCAACAGGTGGATTAAATTGGTCATCTTTTTCAATAACCTTACTTCCGCCTGTAGCCATTACCTTTTTCTTGTATACTATTTTTTTAGTTGTCTTGTAGTTAAAATATAAAAGAGTACAAGTGTCTCTATAGAACATGTCGTTCTCATAGTATTGAGCTACGTTATAATAGTCGTACCAATTCTGACTGTACTTGCTAATCTCTTCTAAATCTTCTTTTGTTAGTGAAGGGTCAATCTTCATTAACTCAATAATAGGTAGTGTCTTAACCTCACCCCAATAAAAACAATCTTTAAAGTGAGGGTCTTCTGTGTAGCTATAAACAATATTGGCAGGGTCAACGTATGAAACCTGAACACCTGAGCCTAATAAAAATTCATGCTTAGCTACAGAAATACCTAAAACAGTTAAATCGTAGTCTAATCTTTTTCTTAAATCAATGTAATGGTTTTCTTCAAAAATAGTATTGATAGCTTCCTCTTCGGCTATTTCAATTGCCGGTTTATAATTGATTTGCATATACAACGAAAGCTCCTCATCAGTTTGAGGTAGTTGGTCAGGCGAAACTGTAAACGCATCAAACCCTGACTGTTTTTGTAAATCCATCAAGAAATCTTTTGAAACCATTTGAGCTTCAACCATGTCTTGATACTTACTTCTTTTTGATTGAGACATTGCATCTTGTGCATATGCCTTCACTTTGAATAATCTGTCAGACATCCCATTTACAACTATGTCAACAAACTTAGGAATGATAGGGACCGGGGTCCAATCTAAGTTTAAATAACTTAAATCGCCATCAATGGCTAATTCATTCTTGTATTTTGCAACTGACTGCTCACCCCTAGCGTATAAACGCAATCTATGGAATTGACGGAATTGGTCGTAGAATCTACAACTCATTCCATCTCTACGAAACCACTCATACTGAATAGCTTGACCTATTTGTAAGCCATACTCTTTGGTTTCTTTTTCTGCGTCAGATACAAATTGACTTGGGAAAGCTGCAGATTTTATATTTACCTTTACATCTTTCATCTAATTATTTCGCTTTGTATGCCGGTATTAGTATACCTTGCAAAGT